TAAAGAAGGAAAGAAAGTGTTTCGTCTGTTAATTTGTTCTAATTGCGTGAGTTGCGAAAACAAAAAAATCGTATTTAGGACAAGAGATGCAAACTCTTCCATAAACATAATGAATTTAACAAGTTGTTGGATAGAAAAACAAGAACGACCATTATGTTTCCATATTTCGTCTTTCACATCTTCAAATAAACAAAAGGAAGATGAAAAAGTAAGACCATCGTAGGTGAAATTCCTACTATTGATTTTACATTTTTTCTTATTTTTTAGCGTCTATAATGGGCGTTTTAAATGAGAAAAGGTGTAATAGAGTATATATTTGGTCTATTATATAAATGTGGTAATTTGTGTTTTTGTTTTTGTTATTATTTTGAAAAATTGAATAATTTTTTATTTATTTGTCATACTTAACATTATTATATAACATGTCTTACGGCTTTATTTACAAAATACAATTTCCTAATGGAAAGAATTATATTGGTCAAACAACTACTTCATTAAAAGAACGAAAAAGAACACATAAAAAATGTGTGAAAAGTGATAATACAAAAGTTCTGTATAAAGCATTAAGAAAATATGATATGGTAGATACGTTTGAACTTATAGAAATAGATACAGCAGATACATTAGAAGAATTATGTGAAAAAGAAATTGCATATATTCAAGTGTATAATTCATATTATTTGAATGGAAATGGATATAATATGACGTATGGTGGTGAGGGAGTAAATGGATACGTTCCTACAGAAGATGACAACCTAAAAAATAGCGAAAGAGGGAAAGAATATTATAAAAATAATCCAGAAGCAAGACAACATATGAGTGAATCAATGAAAGAATATTATAAAAATAATCCAGAAGCGAGACAACAACGTGGAAACGCAATACAAAATTATTATAAAACAAATCCAAATAAAGTAAAAGAACGTATTGAAGCACAGAAAAAATATTTTGAAAACCCAGAAGCGAGACAAAAAAGTAGTGAAGCACAGAAAAAATATTTTGAAAGCCCAGAAGCGAGACAAAAAAGTAGTGAAGCACAGAAAAAACGTTTTGATGAAAATCCACAAGAGAGACAACGACTTATTGAAGCAGGTCAAAAATATCGTCAAGAAAATCAAGATGCAGGAAAAAAGCACGGCGAAGCAATGAAAAACCATTATGAAAATAATCCAGACGCAAGACAAAAATTATCAGACGGAAAAGGAAAAAATAAACCATTTGATGTATTTACACTCGACGGAACATTTATAAAAACATTTACTTATCAGTTTGAAGCAATGGAATATTTACAAAAAGAATATAATATTACTTCAACGATGAAGATAAGTGCGGTTTTAAAAGGAAATAGAAAATCTACTGCTGGATTTATATTTGAATATAAGTAACAGTGTTTGAAATTAAAAAATCTGTTTTTTTGCGATACTTTTTTATAAAAAGTATAAAATTGAATTAAATTCCTTCTTTTTTATTGGAAGGTATTTAATAAGTAAACAATGTTTTCCACAGAGCAGCAAGACTCATTCAAGTTAATCTCGTTCAATGCATATGACTATAAGAACACTGAAGAAGAGGACACCGACAGCCCACGAAATAAGTTCAAGAAAAGCACCGACGAGTTTCGTGTTCAAATGTTCGGCATTAACGAAAAGGGCGAGTCTGCCTCGATATTCTTAGAAGGGTATTTACCCTTCTTTTACATAAAAGTCGGTAATGGATGGACGGAAGGACATGCCGCAGGATTAAAAGCACAAATTATACAAGATATAGGCAAGTTCTACGAAGATTGTATTGTTGAAACCAAATTATTAAAAAAGAAAAACTTATACGGGTTCGACGCTGGAAAACTTCATACATTCATGTATATCAGCTTCAAAAGCGAGTCGGCTATGCGCAAGGTCAAAAATATGTGGTATGATTCTTATACAAACAAAATGGGCGAATTCATCAAGGTTCTTATGAAAGACGGATACGAATGCAATGGCGAAGGCACATACATATACGAAGCACAAATTCCTCCACTCTTACGTCTCTTTCACATCAACGAAATCAGTCCATCTGGATGGGTCTCGCTTCCCAAAAATACACTCGTGAAAAACAACAAGACTACCACATGCACTTATGAATATGTAGTTGATTATAAAAAAGTCAAGCCGTTGCCTCAAAAAGAAACACGGGTTCCATATAAAATCTGTAGTTTTGATATTGAAGCCAGTAGTAGTCACGGCGACTTCCCTCTTGCCGTTAAAAATTATAAAAAGTTGGCGACGAATATTGTTGATGTATGGCATGTGACACAGTCTGGCGGGCATGCAGAATGTAAGCAAGAGAATGACGAAGCATCACACGGGCAAGATTTTCTTAAGTCTGTTATCAATACTGCATTTGGATTCGCAGCAGAGGAAAACATTGATAAAGTATATCCCATCGCCCTGAATGTCGACGAAAAAAGCATCAACACTTTATTCGACAAATGGATTAAAATCAAGCCTGCTGTATATAAAAATACAACTACAAATAATGATGACGCAGACGAAGTACCTGAAGCCAATGCGGACATTGACGGCGCCGGAGGCAATGACACAGTAGGAGATGAAGCAGACGCAGATGCTGACAGCGACGATGACGACAATGCCGAAGGCACTACTGGAGTCGAGGAAATCGCAAAAAAGAAACAAAGAGTAAGAGGATATTCGAAACGCACAGCTACGATAATGGATCTTTTAAACGACAAGGAAGAAACACGTGATACTAAATTAATGGAGCTTACACGAACATTGACTGACGTATTTCCAAAGCTTAAAGGTGATATCGTCACGTTTATCGGTTCTACATTTCTCAAATACGGCGAAGACAAACCATACCTCACCCATTGTATCGTCCGAGATACTTGTAACCCCATTGATAATGCGGTTCTCGAAAGTTATCCTACAGAAAAAGAAGTATTGCTCGCATGGACTCGTCTCATACAAAAAGAAAATCCGGACATCATCATCGGATACAATATATTCGGCTTTGATTACCAGTTTATGTATTTGCGCGCCAAAGAGCTTGGATGCGAACGCAAGTTCTTGGAATTGTCGCGTAATAAGGGCGAAATATGTCTGAAAAAGAACTGGAAAACAGGCAAAGAAGGGCTGGAAGAAAATACGTTGGTGATTGCGAGCGGTCAGCACGACTTGAAATTCGTCAAGATGACCGGACGGGTTCAAATCGATTTATACAACTACTTTCGCAGAGATTATCAGCTCATCAAATACAAGCTGGATTATGTAGCCGGATATTTCATCGGGGATGATGTGAAGGGTGTTACTTTCACAAACGATACAAGCGACAGCAGCACAAAGAAGACAATCATCAAAAGCAAGAACTTGACTGGACTGGAAAATGGTAGTTATGTCAGCTTTGAAGAAGAAGTCCATTCATCCGACGCGTATAAAAACGGACAGAAGTTTATCGTATCTGACTTGAACCCAAAAGAAGGCACATTTGCGATTGATGGAAAAGAAGAATTTGATATGAAGAAGAAAATCAGATGGGGACTCGCAAAAGACGACGTAACACCACAAGACATCTTCCGTATGACAAATGAAGGTCCCGCCGAGCGCGCCATTATCGCGAAATACTGTATTCAGGATTGCAACCTCGTTCATCACTTGATGAATAAAATCGACGTTATCACCGGATATACTGAAATGGCGAGTTTATGTAGTGTTCCAATGGATTTCCTAGTGATGCGTGGTCAAGGTATCAAGCTCACCAGTTTTATTGCGAAAAAGTGTCGTGAAAGAAATACGTTGATGCCTGTACTAGACAAGTCGCTTGACAATGAAGGATATGAAGGTGCTATTGTGCTTCCACCCAAATGCGACTTGTATTTGGACGACCCTGTCGCCTGTGTGGATTACAGTTCTTTATATCCATCATCTATGATTAGTGAGAATATATCACACGACAGTAAGGTCAGTACGAAAGAATATGACTTGACTAGCAAACTTATTGCGACTACTGGAGAAACGGACGCAGCAACAGGCAAATACATTTACGACAATCTGCCTGGTTATCAATATGTCGACATCACATATGACACATTCAAATGGCAGCGCAAAAACAACAACCCGAAAGCTGGAATGGAAAAAGTGAAGACGGGATACAAGACATGCCGTTTCGCACAATTTCCGGAAGGCAAGGCGATTATGCCGTCGATTTTGGAAGAGTTGTTGTCGGCACGTAAAGCGACACGTGCTTTGGCTGCGAAAGAGAAAGACCCCTTTATGCAGAACATTCTCGATAAACGTCAGCTCAGTATCAAGGTGACGGCGAACTCGATGTATGGTCAGACAGGTGCGAAGACAAGTTCGTTTTATGATAAAGATTGTGCGGCTTCGACGACATCGATGGGGCGTAAGTTCTTGACATATGGAAAACGCGTGATTGAGGATGCGTATGCGAATCGTGTTATCAATACGAAATGTCACGGGGAAATTCGCACGGATGCCGAGTATGTGTATGGAGATACGGATTCGGTGTTCTTCAAGTTCAATGTGAAAGAGATGGACGGCACTGCTATAAAAGGCAAAAAGGCGCTGGAAATCACGATTGAACTCG